AATGTATAATCGTTTGATTGAGATATAAAATATGAAAGCATTATCTGGCTTTTATATAATAATAACAACATATTATCTCCCCATAATCAAATAATAAAAAACCCAGCCTTACGGGGCTGGGTTATTATATTTTTAGCAAATACTGAATATTAGCTATATACGATTGTTGGTTGAGCTGACAAACCGGCGAAAGGATTTGTTGTTGTACTTCCACTTAGAAAAGCCGCTGGTAATTGTTCCATACCTGTAAAGGTTACGGAATAACCATAAAGGTCTCCTAATGTTCCACCTGTTTGTATTGTACCGGCTGTTACGTCTGCACCTTCTCTTTCACCAACCAATAATGCTTGTCCGTTATTTGTCCATACAACGATTTGAGGTCTACCATAAGCCATAAGCTTTAATTGAGTAGTCATTTCATTTGTAAGTTTCTTAAGATTCAGGGTTAATTCTTGTGAAAAGAATGTAGTACCATTATCCCTTGAACTATTTACGGTTTCAGTATATGAGCTATTACCCTTCAGTTCATAAAAATAAACTGTTGAGCCTGATGGTAAAGCTGTTACTTCACCACTACCATTTTTTGTAAACGAAGAAGTTGTGTAGTTTAAGAAATAAACACCGGCTAATCCACCGATACTCTCTTTACAAACTTCCTGTCTACCTTGTGTTAATAAGCAAGACATATACTTTATTTTTAAAGGTTAGTTAATTATGCGAATGCTCCGTAGTATACGATATCTTGTCCAATACCAAATTGTACGTTTGAAGTAAAGCGCATCACTATTCTATAATTCTGCGAACCGTCTAAGTTAGCCATATCAAGTACACGTATTTCATTGTAATCTGATAAGAGGCCTGTTCCAAAGAATAAGTTAGATTTTTGTGCTGCTACAATTTTGTTAGAACTCATACCAGGACACCATACGATTTCAATACCATTGAAGTTGAAAGGCTTCTCGCCCACGTTCATTGAATTATTGTATCCGTTTGCTCCGATAGCACCACCTGCTAATGCCTGTTGATATGCTTTTGCTACGTTAGTAGAAACATACAATAATACATCTGGCTTACCATATACAGTTGCAGGGATTGTATCTACAACAAAATTTAATTTGTCTAATACGTTAGCTGAAGTAATTGAGCCAGAGATATTTGCTGAGCCACTCTTTGCTGCTAATACTGCTGTTGCACCACCTGCTGCGATTGAAGCTGAAAAACGTGCTTCAAATCCTTGGAATTGACCATTGGTAGCATCTGATGTACCTTGCCAAATGTTTTGCTCAGTTGCTTCTGCAACTTTCCCGCCGACGTATGACACCAAGTAATCCGTGAAGTTCTTTGGTATTTCATCAAAAGCTGAAAAACCTAATTGCAATGCATTCCATGAATCTACAAACTCTTGCTTACACAATTGTAAGTTCACCTGTAATTCTTTTGGTTCTAAAATTCTTTCAGAAATCGCAACCGAACCTGAGGTTACGAAATCACAAGAAGCATCTTGCATAATACCTGATACATCCAACTTCTGTAATACAGATTTGAATTTTACATTAGGCATGATAGTAATTAACTTCTTGTCAAGCGTGTTCGCACTCAATAGAGCAGCGGCAATATAGCCAGAAGCTGCCTCACCAGCGTAAGTTGTGGTGATTGTTGGGAGTGTGAAATTTTGTTTACTTTTCATTTTTTTTGTTTTTGTAATAATTAATTTATTTATAAAGTTTTGATAAGAAAGATGATTGTGAATTTTGTATCTTCTTACCATAATTTTTTCTATTTACTTCGGCGAACTGAGACATGTTTGTTTCATCTATTGGAGCACCATCTAATTTAGGTAATTCCATTTCTTCATCTTCATCCTCATCTTCCATTTTTTCTTCTTTCTTTTCCTCTTCTTTTTTGGTTTCCATTTCGTTAATCTTCTTTTCCATTTCCTCAATTCTGTAAACCATATCTTCCATTTTCTTGCCTAATTCAACAATACTCATTTCCTTCTCTTCCTCTTTACCTTCTTCGGCACCTTTGAATGTACCTTCCATTTCACCGCCTGGCACTTCTGCTACTTCATCATCTTCGGTATAAGTACCTGATTGAGGAATATCTTTTACCTCTTCGGTTTCTACATCGGCTAACTCTACATTTTCTCTTTCGGTAATGATGCCGCCTTCTGTTTTTATCTTAATTAGATTTTCCTCACCATCTTCTTTTTTAAGAGATAGTTCGTGAGTTCCATCAGGTGCAGGGGATTTTTTACCATCCTCTCCAATCACCTCTACTTTTTCACCCACATCAAATGTTGGTGATTCAACAATAGTTCCATCTGCTAATTTTGCATATGTTAATTCCACTTCTTCTACCGAAAGGAATTCTACTATCTTACTTAATACTTTCTTCGCGTTCATAATTTTTTTGTTTTAGATGCAGTTATAGTAATAACATACATTTTGTTATTTGTAATTATTTTTATTTATGTTGTCTGAAATCTACCCACAATTCCGTTATATTCTTGTAATGCTTTTATTGTGCCACCATTATTTAAACATGTCTTTTTCCAACATTCTCCTGCTGTATTAAACATATACAGGTCACCTTTAGCACCCATTTTAATTAATCTAAAATTTTTGGTTTGGGATATACTCTCTAATGTATATGTATTTGATATCGTATTATATATTGATACACCATACCCTGGTGCATCACCATTTCCAACACCATATACTCTACCATCTGCTCCTACACACACACTAAATACTCTAGGGTCTGTGATACTTGCAATTACATTAGTTATTGTTGATGTTGTCGGGTCTATTCTAATTATTGGATAGTTTGAATTATATGCCGGAAATGAATAAAGATATCCATTATAGTGTTGAACTATATCTCTATAACTATCACCCAAACCTCCTTTACCAGGCACTGCTAAATTTGCAACTGTATTTGTTGCAGGGTTATAAACCTTAATACCTGTGCTTCCTCCACCACATCCCATATACATTTTATTATCCCATCCCATAGTTCCTTTTAATGGGTCGCCTGCGAATGCACCACTATATGAATTTGATGAGCCTGTTGCGTTCATATTAAGCGTAGCAATATTTGCACTGGAGAAGAAATTATTTACATAAGCATAATTACCATCTAATGATACACCATATCCTATACATTGTCCACCAAAAGGTAGTGGAATATTTTGATTAGTATCATTTACACAATCAACAACTTTAACATTTCCATCAATAACAAAATAAACTTTATTAGTAAAAGCATTATAAAATGCAGACTGACAATTGTTGGAAAAAGTTCCTATTGATGCTGTTGTATCCGTTAGGGTATCTAAAGTCCAAACATTATTATTACCATAAGAACCTAAATATAATTTTCCATTATTAGCTAAAGCTCCTGCGTTTAGTGCACCCATACCTGTATGAAGTAAAGATGCTGTTGTATATGATATTGAATTACTTCCTGAATTAAAATAATTTAAGCCAGCTCTACTCCATTGATTAAATTCATATTTTGTCCAATATTGTAACCCCTGTTGTGGGAAAGTTAAATCTTCAAATGCTGCTGGTGCAATCATATTATAAGAAGTTTTTAATTGATGTTCCTAATACGTTTGTTCCATCATAAGATACTAATGTCAACATATCAATCGCAGAGCCTGTCGTAGTAGCTTCATAATCATTTCCACCTGCAAATTTAACATTTGAAGGGAATGTTACACTGCCTGTTCCAGGGGTTGGTTGTGTAATTTGTATATTTACGGTTTGGCCTGCTTTTATATTTGTTGGGTTAATATGCGTTGATGCAGAAGGAAGAGTTAGGGTAAACATATTCCCTGAATCGAAATTAACAGATGCTGTAGAACTTGCAACTGTCAGGACTATAACAGCACCTCTAACGCTACCTGTTACTTGCAAACTACCTGTAATTTCCGCAGAGCCTGTGAATGGGAATGCTGCTCCTCCTCCTCCACCGCCAGAGCCTGTATTTACAGTCAGAGCGAATGTAGTATTATCACCTTTGGTAAATGTAATTGTATTAAGTGATACAGATGCTGTAGTCAATCCTAAAGATGCTGAACTGAATAGAGATTGAGTTGCAGTATTAGTTGAGCCGGTATATAGGTTAAATGAGGCCGTTGTTTGTAAACTCTCTATCCTTAGTGAATTTATTTCATTACCCATACCACTATGGTTTGTGCAATAATAATAAAGTGGAGTAGCCGTATTATAGCCTGTTTCTATTTGTATAAAGCCTGAGCCTGATGTTACCCCTGTATAGTATTCCGTTGGGCCATTTGGTGAAGTGGAAAAACGGAATGGATGAGAACCTACTATACCTGATAAGTCAAATCTATATGTAATCCCTGGCGCAAATGATAATTTAGGTTTATCAATTCCATCTATTATGTAATAACTTGCACCACTATTCGTTACTAATGCCGTCACTACACTTTCAGTAAATGAAGAACTTACGAATCCAAACCCGGTTATTTGAGCACTGCCTGATACCACACCTGTAGGGAGTGAACCTGTGCTGACTGTAATCCCAAATGTTGATCCGTTACCTTTTGTAAATGTTATTGTATTAAGTGATACAGATGCAGTTACTAAAAGTGAGCCTGTATCGGTTGAACCACCACTACCTGTAATATTATTTATTCTCGTATTGAATGATGCAGATACTGATGTGAAATCTGCATCTGAGCCTGATTGGGCATATACAAACTCTCTTAATGCATCTCCATTTGAGCCTGTGCCATAATACATATGGGTATTAACGCCTGAACCTAAACCAAGTACTTCTCTCGCTTCTAAAAATGAAAGAGGAAATTCATTCTGTTGATTTTGGAATCTGATTGTACCCATTGAATTTCTATTGGGTGCTGAAATTTGTCCAAAATTTCCATTTCCATTTACATTTATTTGATTCCATTTGTAAGTATCATCACCAATTTTACCCTCATTATTATTTTGTGGTAGAATATTTCCACTTATGATTTGGTTACCAATGAATGTGTTACTACCTGTTGTTGCAAAACTGGCAGTATTTATTGTACTTCCACTTATATCAGGTATATTTACCGCAAATGTCGTTGTATCTCCTTTTGTAAAAGTTAGGTTTCTTGTACCCGTATTGAATGATGCAGTATATAATGCTAAACTAGCTGATGTGTTTAAAGATGCTGTTGCAGTATTTAAGCTGGCTGTTGTTAAGTTTAGGTTTGTTATCGAAATGTTTACACTACCGCTGTTTATGTTTAAGGCATCAATACTTATCCCCTGAGATGCTGTACTCTGATTTAATTGAGAAAGGGAAGAATCCGTAGATTGAGTAAAGGAATTAAAAGAAGCGGTGGTTACAAAATCTCCTGCACTACCACTCACATCAGGTATGTTTACACTAAAAGTAGTTGTATCACCCTTAGTGAATAGTAGGTTTCGGGTACCGTTATTGAAAGATGCTGTAACGAGTGCTAAACTTGCTGAACCCACTAATGATGCCGTTGTACTATTTACGGATTGTGTAAATGAATTGAATGAACTCGTTGTTACGAAGTCAGTTGCAAGTGAAGCAGTAAAGTTTTCTAATGAATCTATTTGTTGATTCCAACTCGCACTATCTACATTATATGATATCTCATCAACAAGCGAGTCAATCATATCCACATTAAATCCTCTTAGCTTTGTAGGAGTGATAGCACCATTATTATTATTTGGAAATTCTGTGTTATTTTGTACCTTTAGGGCCTGTTTAGTAATTTCAGCCATATCTTTTTATTTACGATTTTAATCTAATACAATATCAAATCCATCAGAGTATCCATCACTAAACGCACCACCCTTTGTACGAGTTGCGGATTCAATTACACCAATACCCTGATTTATTAAGTATCCTTTGCAACATGCCACATCATAAGTATTCTTGTCCAAACATAAACAAGCCCTCCTACTATTTTTTGGAGAACTTAATCCTAAAGTTGGACCAATGAATATGCCTGAATTATTTTCTCTATTTACAGAATAACGAAGTAGTCCGTTTCTGCTATTGCTCCATCTTGTCGGCATGATTTAAAGATACTTTTTAATAATAACAAACGATAACCTTTCTATCATTATCCTTTCATACGATTTAGAGACTCCTTATGTATTAGTGATTCCATTAAGTTTTTATCTGCACGATAACAAAGATATAGTAAGCATTTCTCTAAGGGCTCTTCGGAAATAGAGTTGAAGCGGGTGATATCACCACCTGCGAGCTCAACAATTGTAGTATAGCTTCCCCACTTCTTTCCAAAATTTGCTTGTATTGGGGAGGCGCTTCCTCCATCTTCGTATATTTCAGGGTAGCGCTCAGTAAGTCCGTTAATAAATTGAATAAAAAAAAAATTCCTCCAAATGTTAAAAC